CCCAAAGCACAATCGCAAGTCCAACCTCCGTTGCAAACACAACCTGACGTAACGCCTCAACCTGTCGTTCCACCTGTAGCGCCGCAAGCCCAACCCGTAGAAATTAAGAACGAAGAGGAAGATATCGAAGATTTAGAAGGCGAAGATGATCTTATCGAGGCTTTTGAAGCGCCGAAAATCACACCGCAACAACCACAACCTCAAGCACCATTACCTACCACAGCCCCAGTTCAACTTCCGCAAACTCCGCAACTTCCAATTCCTAAAAAATCAAGTGATTTTAGTTCGGACGAAGATGATGAATCATCGGAGTCATCTGACGAAAGCGAAATCGACGAAGACAACGAAGTACCTGATATTGAAGAAGAAGGAATTGTGTTGGGTATGGCGTATATCGTAATCGACATCCATATGTTCTTCTTGAAGATAGAAGTTTATGAAAATGAGCTTGCGGACTATTACGTCGAACTCGAAGAGAATGAACTATCCGTCCGTAAAGGTAAAGTAGAACACATTACCGAACTTGCCGATACGATACGTGATAAGGTTACAGGATGGTTTGAACGTCAGACCGCCAAAGAGTCTTCCATCAAAGCGGACATCGCATCTTTATCCGTAGCGATTTTGCAGATCACGTCTATTAAACAGCGTATCGAGCAGAATCCTACTAAGTACCGAAGCGACATCATTCAAGAGATTACAAAACTTGACGAACTCTACGCTTCTTCTCGAGATATGGTTCGAGAGCAGACTGTTAAACTTTTGAAAGTAAGAGATCTTATCGAGAATGTGTTATACGAGAGTACCGAGATTCTAGAGAAATCTGCAAGTTCTTTCAAAGACTATCTCTCTTCCGACGATGACGAATAACTTTGAACCTAAAAAATCGCAAATTCTGGAAATTTGTGATTATTCTTACAAAACAAAAGAATTGACAAAGAAATGGCTGCACGCGTAGAAGCATTTGTGAAAGATCTTGAATCTTTGATTGATACGAATAAGGCGTCTCAAGAAGAAATCTTACGTCTTCAAGGTGAAAACTTAAAGCTCAATGAGCAACTTCAAGTTTTGGGAAAGCGCATTGCGGAACTTGAAGAGACTTTAGAGAACTCCGCCGATGAAGAACGTAAACGAATAGTGACTATTTTGGAGGGACTTATCCAAGGAGCAATACAGAAGCGTACGTCGGCTACTCCCGATAGTGTCTCATGTTCTTCTTCCAACGGAAGTGCTTCTTCTGGTGAAAGTGTTGAATGTTCTAAAGTTTCTACTTTGGGATCATACTTTTACGATCGCGTAAAGGCTCTCGGTGTTAATGTTGAAGCGTTTAAGTCTCTTTTGCAACATCGCGACGTATATGTTGTCGGAGACTTGGTACTTGAAACTCTTTTGGGAGAGAATCTCGGAATGCCGACTCCGATACAATTGGTTATCAAGTCCAAAGGGACAAATGATCGCGCGGAACAATTTAATCATTTGATTTCCTCATCTACAGGTGATAAGTTGTTTGCGCAACCTATTTACCTTGATTATTACAGCCCGATCGTGAATTTTTTGAAGAATACATTTCCGTATTCATTTTGCCACAACTATTTTGACGGCACGGTGTTTTTTGTTAATGATCAAATTAGCATCGTTCGTCGCATCAACCGTGTCGAAAAAGGAGATTCTATGCCTGCAATGCTTATGAAATCGGGTGAGACGTACCAAAAGTACGGTTTTTGCCATTGTGTTTCTTGGGAGGATTCAGGTCACGTCGGCAAGTACGGTTTAGATTCTCCTCATTATGTATCTTGCAAAGCTGAGGTTCCTGTTAAGAAGATTCCCACGATGCACGAACGTCTTTGCAAAAATCTTCAGAACCATAACGTCCCAGACGATTTTGTGGATTTCGTTAGCGGATTGCAACAAATGGTGATCGTAGGTGACATTGCACGTCATGCAATGGATGGAAAGTTACATTTTGATGCTAAGAAGTACGGAAGACGCGTTACAATCGTAATGGGTAATCAAGATACCGTCTATGGTTTTTTAAGCCATTACGGCCTTGGATTACCATATTATTGTTATAGTCGAGGATTGTTCGTAAGCAATATTTACAATATGTCTTCGTCAATCGAGATTGAAATTATTACTCCGCCAAAGCCTTTGGGCGACAACAAGGAGTCATTCCAAGACTTTGTCGTCGGGTTTATGCAAAGTGAATACAGCGGTCGTTCATGCTGTTATTTTGATGGAAAAGCGTTTACCACCGTCTACCCTGGAACTATCTCTTCCAAATATTCCGATGAGAAAGAGATTATATCTTTTGACGTGTGCGATCTTCCCATTCTCTAAAAAATTACAAATTTGGAGATATATTTGAAATAAAATATACCATAAGTTACATACGATGGCTGATACATTCGATATTAATCATAAAGACAATTGGAAATTAGTTGGTTACGCAGATGCAAAGGAGAAACGCAGTGGAAGCGTCTCTTATACTGCTAAAGTAGAAAGTTTTCTTGTCCCTATAGAAAAAGGAACTATCGTTGGAGTGTGCAATGGACCTTTGAGATTAGGGAAATTTAAAATACAAGCAATCGGTACGGTTGTCAAAGGGCTTAAGAGAACCACTACTTTGAAAGTTATTAAAACTTACAAAGATGAATATAAGGTAGGAGATACCATTTCAGAAGATAACCTACTCATTGCTATCGCCCGATCAGAAGTAAGAGACTACTTGAACAGCAAATAAAATAAAAATTGCATCGGGGAAATTATACGAGAGTTATTTTTGTATAAGTATCTAAACGTATCTACACTCCAAGAATCTTCTTACCTGGAACTCTTATATCATGGAAGAAGTGTATGGTGCGTTATGTGGGTTGTCACATAAAGAGAGTAATGAAATTATAGGAAGGTTTGTAGGAACATTTTACGATTCCAGCATCTCGTTTACAATTTGTGGAAGGTGTAATGGAAGGTTCATAGAACATCTTTACGTATTTTGCACGATTGCGTGTACTGAATGTGGTCTTATTTTATGTGGCAAATGTGCGGGAGAGTTAGAACAAAGGGGTGTATTATCTTTTTTGCGTAGGTGGCGCGGTCGTATGGACGATTTTGTGTGCAAATATCACTTATACGATCTTTCTCTTTTTGAGAAACTACGTCTGAAGAGTGAACTTATGAAAAATGAAATTCCTTAGTTACAATCTTAAAATTAATGGTGAACTTTCATGATGACGCTTGAATATTTCAGGAGTTATGGATGTTCTGATAAAACGAAAGAATTATATGACGAAATAATCAAGTTGAAACCCTATGAAAGTCATAGGTTAGTTAGTATTATCATAAGTAATACATATGAAGATTCTGATGAGTGCGACTTACAGTGTTGTAATTTATGTGGCGCAAAGGGCGTGAATAACTCCTCATACGGAAAAATGGCTAATTGTTATGGAAGGTATGAAGGTTGTGCATATGAAGTTTGGCTTTGCGATGAAAAGTGTATCAATGAATACGAAGAAAGAGGTATAGTGAAAAATCTAGGGTATTGGCAATTTGAATGCGTATTTCATTCGCACGATACCGATCTATTTTCCATGTTATACAGCCAGCTCGTCATTAATCACCTACTATAATTGAAAAAAATCATAAAATATAATCTAGATTTATTTTTGTATGAAAGATGGCAAGATATGGGTGATATACCCTATATAAACGCTACGCAAGTGTTGGATGGTCTTCATCCAAAAGACCTTCACTTAATCATGGAACGCTACCTTAAGCGCTATAGACATAGTTACGTCGATTTTAGTCTGTGGTATTGTGAAGATTGTCATTTTACGTCATCTTCTTCAAGAGGCGATTACGTGCGAGATTTTGATATGTGTAGCGTCCGTAGGTGTAATAATGCGGTGTGCTATGATTGTATTGGTAAATTTCATCCTTATCTAATAGACGAAGATGGTAATTTTAGAATTGATCATTTCAAATGCAGGGACCATAAAGATCCTACATTATTCGATTTACTCTATCGTAAACTCTTAGATGCCCGCTATCAACAATAAAAATTACAGTGGAGTCAACGAAATACCTCAAGTATGACAATTTATAGCTGCAATTCTCTGTTAACTTGTTGTGTTTTTATTTTTAAAGATGGTGTATTGCTGATGTATTCTTGCTAGGGCTACACAGCGCCTACACACTCCTTTCTCAATGTATCCGCTTTCCAGACAATCTTTTGATATTTTCATATTACCTCCGTCATAAGAGACCAAAAGACTCATAGGAAAGCGACAAAAGCTTGAAAACGAATTGATTAGCATGATATCACAGAAAAGTTGTTTGTCAGACTCGATAGGCCTATGCGAGAAATAAAATGATAAAATAACATCAAATATTTCATCCATCTTTTCTTTGTGTTTGTAGTATTCTAATCTAGTAGCGATAGAATGAAGTAACCTCGCCACCATATTTGTATTTTGTAGATCCAATCCCAGTTCTACAAAACGTAATAGTATTCTCTTTGGATCTTTTGCATTGTAAATACAATAAAAGATTTGGTCTGCATCCGTAAGCGAATTCATGACCAGTTCATAATACTCTGGAGACACCGAAACCGTAAACCATAAAAGGTCGATAGTGCTGTCGACGTCATTATCAGATGAATAATAGTCTTCATCTTTGTGTAACAATATCCCCAATACAGAACAACCTGCAATACATCCGTTATACTTTTGAAACCACTCTTTATCGTTCGTTATGATAGCTTTAGCCTCTTCAATCCATTCCGCCATTCTTCAAAATTAAACAAATACAAAATGATTTTCTATTTTGATTTTTAAAATGGTAAGAATAATACTTATAACTCTAAGAAAATGACTTATCGTCCTCATCAATTTTCTTATATGATGAGTCCAGTACCGAAGTTTATTCCAATTACTTCGGTTAACTTTGACTTTATCCCCACAGAATTAGGAGGAATGCCTAAAGTATGGTGGGTTGATTTACCTACGCAAGCGCCAAGTCAACTTAAAATAGGAATGCATACTATCGTCAGGGTGTCGCTCATGACGTCTATGTTCATCAGAGAAGCGCTTCACAATAAATTATTCGAAATAGGCGATATTATTGGTACGAGAGTGATGCTCGTATCCGCAAGTCCCGACCGTTCTACAGCGGGACATCTTCACAAAGAAATCGCATCGTACCTTGGTGATAACTCCGGTTATCCATCCTTTAAGAAAAGTCCGTTCGGATGGGGAGTAACCACAACATACCCTACGGCACCTTATAAACCCGACCAATTCCAGGTGAAGTACGGTGTAGGTCCGCCATTAGGGTTTCTAGAAATGATCTAGAGAATTCGGCTTACAATTAGGTTTACACCCCAAAACAGCCTTAATTAAGGTGAAATACTTCAAGCATGTTAATATATCTTACTGTTATAACTCTCTGTTATTTCAAAGTAATTTGTATCTTATCTATGGTAAATGATAAGATAAAAGATGGCGGAATATCATGGAAGAGTTCTTCCTAAAATGTTAGTTGACGAGATTGTAAAGGCTAACGGACCTGTCGCCCATGTTGGCACACTCCATTCAGTTACTACAAACGTAAATGTCCATATGCCCGACGGATCTACCAAGAAGGGTATGGTAAACAAAGTTTATCGCGTAACTCGTACAAGATCTAATGGCGTACGCTATCGTACTTATTACGTATCAGGAGTACTTCGCAATGATCCTCATTTACCTTTTAAAAAGAGTGTATCTAAAGATGAAGCTGAAGCTATTGCGCAGAATCTGCGGATTAGCATTGAAGTAAGAAGAGCACCAGCCAAAGTACAAGTCAAATCAAGCGCATCGCATTTCCAATGGCGGCTTCCTTTTTAAACAACAACTTCTTCATATTGACAAAGCCAATATGAAAATTAAAAAAAAATAGATTATTCACCAATTTCTTCGTTGTAAAATGGCTAGCTCACTATTAACTGTTATTTCTGGAGGACAGACGGGTGCTGATCAAGGAGCTCTATTCGCTGCAAGAAAATTAGGTATTAAAACAGGTGGTTTTGCGCCCAAGGATTATCGCACGCTAGATGGACGTGCGGAATGGTTAAAGGACTATGGTCTCGTCGAATCCTCTTCTAGAAATTACGTGACTAGATCCATAGAAAATGTAGACCATTCGGACGTTACCATTGCGTTTCGTAATCATCACAGCACAGGTACTGACAAGACGATAGGATATGCGATCACGAAGAAATGGCAAACCATTCCTCTTACAGATCTCACTACTTCTTATAAACCTGTGTTTGTCGTATCTGACGTATCTTCAGAAGACCAACTCCTCAAAACGATTGAATTTATTCGTTTTCACAAACCATCCGTTATTAACGTATGCGGACATCGCGAAACAGATCACATACGGAAGTTATGGACTTTATCAGTTTCAAATTTCTTAGAAAGAGTTTTCGATAAAATAAAATAAGTAATTTATTGAATTTATTAAATGTGTTTTAATCTGAACCGGAATCAACGTTGTCGAATGCGTCGTCAGAGTTGTGGTCGTCATCTGAGTCCGTAACAACTTTCTTTGTTTTTTTAGGAGTTTCAGCAACTTCTTTGGCAATCTCTTTAAATTGTTGAACGACTGTTTCTCTGCGCTGGGCAACACCTCCGCGAGTATTACCTCCGAGGTTAGGTAAAGGAAGAGCACCACCTTTCTTGGGAAGAGGCTTTTCAGCAGGAGCAGGTTTGGCCTTAGCTTCTGCCGCAGCCTTAGTCGCAGCGGCACGCTCAGCACGAATACGAGCGATCTTTTGTGCGGGAGTCTCGGTAACTTTGGGAGGAGGCGCTTCAGGTTCAGGCTCTGGTTCAATAGGAGCAGGTTCGTCAAAGTGAACTGTAACATTCTTACCCTTACCTTTAGCTGCCTTACCCTTGGGAGCAGGAACTTCCTTAGGCGCTTCCTTGGGAGTCTCGATAGTTTTAGCAGGTTCTTTGGCTTTAGGAGGAGGAGCAGCTTTGGATTTGCTCTTGGGCTTCTCTTCTTGAACTGGTTCTGCGACATACTCCTCGGAGTTGGAAGAAGATGAGGAGCTGGAAGAAGATGCTTCAGCAGGTTCATCATCAAGAAGAACAGGAGGTGCTTCAGGCGCGGCAGGCATTTGTTTTTCAACACACCAAGCAAAGATCTTCTCTTGAAGGGCAAAAAGACTTTGACGTTGAGGTACGTGAATGTGATTCGCATCGATATAATATTGTGCGGTAGGACGAGACCATGTGCGAAGCTGTTGAAGAGAGTAACCTAAGTCAGGATTAGGCTTAAAGTCGTTTTCGAGCTTAATATGAGTAGCATGACGCTTAGTTCCTTCAGATTGAGAACGACCGCCAGAAACCTTACTACGCTTCTTGGAGCGGCTCTTGGATGCGGCAGGAGGGGGGTTTGCGAGCTTTTCTTGACGGCGAAGTTCTTTACGCTCTGCGCTCTTGATAAGATTTTCATAGTGTTTGCACTTAAGCTGTTTAAGTACAAGCTTCAATTCCTCTTCAGACATAGAAGAGTAATCAACAAGTTCAACTTGGATATCAGATTCAGCCATTGTTATCAGTTATAGTTATTAGTTATTGGTAGGTATTACGGACGGAAGTGTGTAAATATAGTTTTTTTGCAATTTTTTACGTAAACGTCAGATTTCAGAAATATCAAATTTATAGTATTTTTTGTTTGATTGACAGCATAACGCAAAATTTACAATTTATAGTTTTTCATGTTTTACGCATTCGCTAAATTTAAGAAATTGGAACGTTTACGTACGTGTACAATAAATAAATTACGCAAAAGATGTCTCAAACACAATTCTCTATTTCACCATAACTAAGGTGAAATACTTCAAGTATGATTAAGGTATATAATGCTGTAAGTCTCTAGTAATTTCGAAATGAACTAATAAGCTTTGTTATAGTAAGGAAAACCGCGTAACACATCCCATTCACCTCCGTACGCATGCGGAAATCCGTAAATTGTGCCATTTGTCTTATTATACCATCTTGTTAGGTCTTCCTTACTCAAATATATAGGATCGACGTATTTTTCCTGTGTACCATCTACTTTGCGTAACAGTACCAGCATCAAAATGCCTAGAAAAAATAACGCAAAGAAAGTTAGAATCGTATACATCTTTTATAAACCCATGAATAGAATTTGGAATTTGATGAAATATGTCATTACGTGTAATTTTTATTGGATCGAACATGCGGATGATGTGGAACTACCATTATCGGTGTTCAAACGCGCACCGCCAGCTAATTCTCTAATTAAAGCTGCAGTTAGCTCTTCTTTTACGCTTTCGTCATCGATAAAGTTATCATTTGTGTTGAAGTGAAGAATAGGAGTACCGACGATGTCTTCAAGTGTAGGATCGGGTATATTGTTACGTAATCCTGAAATGTATAGTCCATTGAGGAATTCGTCATGTTTACGCTGCAAACCTTCTTGATACTCACGCGAAACAGATGATTCTTCAGAACGATTGCGTATTTGCAATCTTTTCATCGTTTCGTCTACGCTTGGCTTGAGATATATAAAGAGGTCTATATCAAAAGGCATATTTTCACGACGCATCGTCCAAAGGTCCATGTACGTGTCGTATTCATGTTGCTGGATCTTTCCACTTTCTAAAAGCATAAGCATGAACATGCGATCATCGAATACGCTACGCTCCAAAAGATATATATCTGGCGTAATTCCTTGCGATTGAGCTTCTTTCACAGCGTTTTGACACGCACGTACGCGCGTATGGAATACAAAAGCTTGGAACTGGAACCCGTAACGGGAAGGGTCGTCGTAAAACATTTGTAAAAGGCCTGATGATTTCCAAAGGTCAACAGGTTCAAGTACTTCAACCACAACATACCCTTTCTCTCTTAACTTTGGAGCCAAGCACTTACTGATTAACGCGCTCTTACCCGCCGCAATGAGACCATCAACAACAACTACCTTTGGACTTGCCATTTTTAGAGACAATTTTAAGATAACTTTAGGAGAATTCAATTTTTATTTCACATAGAGGTCTTGAAGTACTTCACCTTACAGTGGATTACAGTATTAGACCTTAAGATACTTAAAGCATTTCACCATCTTGAAGGTGAAATTGAACTTTACTTTGAGGCATCTTTATGTATAAGTCTCTGTTAGTTAAGGTGAAGTAGAGCTTTGACTTTATATACGTTATGCTACGTATATAATTACTTGTAATTGCCCTAATTCGTTACTATGATCTCTCCTCCTCTGATGAGAATGACAATGTATTTACCTCCGCGAACCCTTTTCTTTACGCCAACAGGACATACATAATTCTTAATCTCCAATTCCGCAATGGTCTGTTCATCGTAAACTCCTTCTAACAGTGAATCATCAATGCGAGGAGGATCACCATTACGTAACTGTAAGATGCGTTCTCGAAGAATAGAAGTGTATTCATATTTATTAATCACATAAGGTGCATCGTCATCTTCGAATACAAGTTCCATCTTCAATAGTGAATTACACAATAATACAGTTAGACGCCTCAAAAAAATAGTTTCAATTTCACTTTAGTATCGGTGAATTACTTAAAGTATAATAAGGTATCTAATGCCGTAAGACTCTGTTAATGGTCCTATATACGAAATCTCGTATATAGTTTTTAAAATCCTAGTATTATTCTATGTCATTTATTTCTTCTGTCAATGCTTTACTATTTTGCGCTTGCGTCATACCGGCGAACATGCTCAACAAACCCAACGTTTGATTTTTGGCAGAATCATCAGACAGTGAAGCGAAAGCGCTTCCTACGAAAGACAATATCCCAGAATTCTGTTGCATTTGTTCTGGGGTGAGATGGCGAGAAAGTTCTGCAATAATAGGGTTACTTTCTTCAATCGTAGAAGATAACGACGCTACGCTTTCTTGTAAGAAAGTTTCGTCCGGCGCGAGTTCATCCAAAGCCCCCTTCAAAAGATCGTCAATGTCCTGTAAATTATCTTCAACTGCGATATCGCTATCTTCGATCCTTTCTAAAGGAGACAACCCAGTACCATACAGAAGTTTCGCTACGATTTGACTTAATGCGGTCTGTTTATCTACATCTTGAAAGAAATGAGAGACTTCCGCAACTTGAGTACCAGCGAGTAATAGTTTACAAGTCATAAAATGACCATTTTTAAATTTCCACCAACTAAACGTATAGCTAAAGGGAGAGTTATCGTTACATAACTCTTTAATCCGCTTCAAAGGGTCGACCTCGGTTAATCGTACCTCAAAGTCTTCAGTGTAGTTACTTCTCGAAAAAAGATCCATTAATTTTGATTATATTTCATATAATTTCTTTTATTTAAGTCATATACCCAGCAATTTTTGTAAGATCATATACGTATTTGTAACTATGTATGCGTTTATTTATAGAGACTTTTGAGGGTATTACGGGTATTGACATCTTTGAGGGTGGAAATCATACTCCTGTCAAAAATAGGTAATGTTGGACTGATCTTGCGTATCTGTTTGATAACGGCAGCATTTAGGGGATTAACAGTAGATAATGGGTTGTCAGGATTGGGATCCACGTTTCTGTTTTGTGTGCCGACAACACGAATGCCAAAAGGGTCAGTTTTGCAGACAACCAAATCAAGATGTATATATTTTTCGTTTGAGAGTATATAAGTATGATAATCAGAGTCCAAGGATGCACTTTTATCATTTTGAGATTGCGTGTCAGATGTTTGGGATGATGAAGTGGATGTGGCAAGAGCTTGTACTTCTAGATGTTGCGGTTTGTCAGAACTCTCCGCAGGAGCACTCTCAACAATCAAATTTTCAGGCTGCGGTTTAGGTTGGCTTGCGGACAACTCATATTCATCGCCCCATACTTCTCTTGTTACTTCACTATACTTAACGTTAAGTATAGCCAAAGCGCTACGCAACTTATCAAGATGTTTGTTAGAGATGACGCAACCCGAAAATTTGATTGACGCTTTAAGTCCTGAATCAGAGAGTTTATATTGACCCCTTTTGATACACGACGGCTTCATGTTCTCTTGGATCTTATCAAAAAGGTTAGCGTCTATCTTGCCATGTAAAGAAGCAAGAACACAACTTGCTTTGGTGTAATCCGTAATGATACTAAGATTGTTGCTTTCCCCAGGAGGTTGCTTGCGTGTAGCTTTCGGTTTCTTTCCTTTTTTCAAAAATTCTTCACGAGCGAACGCTTTCGCTTCTATCACTTTCGGATGAGACTCGATATAAGAGAAAAGTTCAGAAGATTCAGACGTCATACTTTCCGATAGTGGTTTATAAGTTATCAAATGCAGCAAAGTCTCTGTAAAGATCTAATTTAGAGTTTCAAATTTGAAACAAAATATTTTGGTTTTTAAATCTTAAAAATAGAATTTCTAAAAGTAACGAGAAAATATAAAGAAAATGGCTGCTACACCAGATAAACGCGCTTTGATCATCGGACTGAATTACATCGGAACTAATAACGCATTATCAGGATGTATCGATGACGCAAACAACGTCAAAGCGATGCTATTGAAACGCGGATACCAAGAAAATAATATTGTGATGATGACCGACAACACCCCTTCACTTCTCCCTACGCGTAAGAACATCCTCAAAGAGTTCTTGAATCTTGTATTATCCGGCGCAAGACAACTTTATTTCCACTATTCCGGTCATGGCGCTACGGTGAGAGATACAGATGGTGATGAAGACGACGGCAACGACGAAACACTTGTCCCTCTTGATTATTTCCAAACCGGAACGATGATTGTTGATGACGAACTTAAGGGAGTGTTGAAGTGTCTTGACGAAACGCAATCTTTATTCTGTGTTCTTGACTGTTGCCACAGCGGCACAGGCATCGATCTTAAATATAATGTATTCGAACGTCTCGGGAAACAATTCGTTCTTGTAGAAGATAAGAAACAATCTCCCACAAGAGGTAATTGCGTCTG